GTTCTATTTGACATAGAATCCTCCAGTATGACCAATTGTTAAAGAGCAGGTGAGTAGGTCAGTTCACCTACTCTGTCAGCGATGCGATCACCACCGACAAATTCAGACTCTCATAAACTGACATAAGTGTCAAGTATGCCGATTAAATAGGGGAATAATAGCCACAATGATCGAAGGGTTATTCGCTCGGCGCTACGCCAAAGGGTGATGCATCAGGTCACATGGGGGGGGGTACATGGATTGCACAGCGCACGGCCCCCCCTACTAGTAGTAACCCGCATAAAGCACGACCCCAAAAATAGAACGTGTAAAGTTAGCATCTCTTGACACACCCGTCACCCCCCGTGCTATATTCCGGCTATGGACAACCTTCCTCTCAATCACACCAAGTGGAATGATCGACTGGCTTTTGATGTAGCGCTGACCCTTGAGGGCAGCGGGGATACGCTCCAAGAAATTATGGGGCGACACAACATCACAGCCAACGACATTCTTGTGTTCAATGCTGACCACATATTCTTAAAGAAGGTGGAGCACTATCGCACCGAGGTAAAAGACAAAGGGCTGACGTTCAAACTCAAGGCGCGTGCTCAAGCTGAAGAACTCCTCACCACATCTTGGATGTTGATTCACGACTCAGCAGTTTCACCCGCAGTCAAGGCCGACTTAATTAAGAGCACCGTAAAGTGGGCAGGGCTAGAACCCAAAGATTCTGGCCCACAGGATCAGAGTACCGGCGGTGTAAAGATTACCATCAACCTTGGTAACGACCCTCGGGATGCACGTACCATTGAAGCAACCACCACTGAGATCGAAGATGCAACTGCCATCGAACATTGAAGACCTGTTTACCCAAACCTACAATGGATTTAAAGCCATAAAACTGCGTAGCGCCAGCGAAGCCATCATGGTAGAAAACGCTTTACAACGCGCCGAGAAGTCCTACCAAACAAAAATCACACGAAGCAAAAAGCGCGGGCGTGAATTCATCGTCTTGCTGGTTAACCCAAGCGAGGAATTAGCGTATGCCGCTTGACATCGACTACACCCCACCGCCTACAGGCAAGAGGTTCATGGAGTCAGACCGCAAGATGCGGGTGTTGATGGGGCCGGTCGGCTCCGGCAAGTCCGTAACTTGTTCGTTTGAGATTGTGCGGCGAGCGTCGATGCAAGAACCCAATGCTCAAGGCATACGCAAAACACGGGCGGCGATTGTGCGTGAGACTGCACGCCAGTTGCAGGACACGACGATCAAGACGTTCCTCGATTGGTTTCCACCGGGAGTGTGTGGTGACTACATGCGCACCACCAAGACTTACTTCTTCAAAGTGGGCGACATCGAGTGCGAGATTATGTTCCGAGCACTGGACGATGCAGACGACGTTGCCAACTTGAACTCGTTGGAGTTGTCCTTCGCTTGGTTCAACGAGTGTCGAGACATTCACCCCGACATCATGGACGCGATGTCCAAACGTATCGGACGATTCCCCTCGGCCAAAGACGGTGGCCCGACGTGGCATGGAATGTGGGGCGACACCAACCCACCGACAATGGATACATGGTGGTACTACCAGATGGAGGGGCTTGACCCCAAAGATGGTGTGTCAGCCAACAACAACGGGTGGGATGTGTTCAAGCAACCCTCGGGGCGCAGTCCATACGCTGAGAATATTGAGAACCTGCCCGACGGGTACTACGATACGCAGGGTCGCTCAGAAGAATACATCCGTGTCTACATCGACGGTGAGTACGGCCTGTCGAGTGCAGGTATGCCGGTGTACAAATACTTTCGGGCGGACTACCACATGGCGAAGGAACGCCTACGGCCTATCGTCAACGGAGTACGGCCCATCGTCATTGGCATGGACTTAGGGTTAACCCCAGCAGCGGTGCTAGGGCAGCAAGACCCACGAGGTCGTGCCCTCATACTTGATGAGTGTGTATCGTTTGATATGGGGGTGCAACGGTTTGTGCGCACCATGCTCAAGCCCATGCTGTACGAGCGGTTCCCCGGCACTCCGGTGTTCGTCATCGTTGACCCAGCAGGTACGCAGCGGGCGCAGACTGATGAGCGCAGCGCAGTGGACATCATTAAAGCTGAGGGGCTGAAAGTTATTCCGGCTAAGACCAACGCCGTTGCAGCCCGCATCAACGCAGTAGATGAGTACCTCATGCGGCAGGTAGACGGTGACCCAGCGTTCCTTGTTGACCCCCGATGTACACAGCTTAAAGCTGCCATGATGGGTGGATACCGCTTCAAGCCCAAGGGCGACGGAGACATCGACAAGAACAAACACTCGCATGTGGCTGAAGCGCTACAGTACCTCATGCTGCACATTGCCTCGGCGGGCGCAGGTTCGGTACTTTCGCAACGCCGGGATATTAAAGCAGTTGCGGCTGCGGGGTGGACATGATATGCTTGGCAGCACTGCACTTGCAGTTGTCACCTCCCCTAGTTGGGATTTTGCCCCCTGTGTGCTCCCCTGCCACCGGGGGCTTTCTTTTTTTCCGGTAGTGTGTATACTGGCGCAACTCTAAGGAGCAGCTATGCAATGTGGTCAAGGCAAACCGTTCACAGTAACGTCTACTAACTCTAAGATGGGTAGCGTAGCCGTCAGGTCTTATGAAAAGGGTGGCGTAGTTACAAAACCTATGGAATCTAAACCTGCGGTTGACCCTAAAGATAGTGGAGTTTATACTGTTGAAAAAGGCCAGCCTCCACAAGATATGGATATGATGACTTCGCTGACACCCGCACAACGTAAAGCTGCGGAAGCCCGCATGAAAGCGGCACAAAGTAAGAAAAAATAAATGGCTGGACTGACATTTCTTCGCGTAGTCAACAATACCGAACTTGCTCGGCAAGAACGGGAAACCACTGACCGCGCCATACAAGAGCGTCAGAACCAATCCGTCATCCTTGGCTTAGCGGGGTATTTGCGCGAGTGCTGGGATGTTGCTCAGATGGCAAAGCGCCCTCTTGAGCAAAAGATGCTGCAAGCTCTACGTCAGCGTAACGGTGAGTACGACGCAAGCAAGCTGCAACAGATTCGCGCACAAGGCGGCTCTGAGATTTTTATGATGATCACAGAGGTCAAGTGCCGTGCGGCTGAGTCGTGGCTGCGAGACATCTTGTTGGATGATGGCACACCGCCGTGGGACTTAAATCCAACACCTATCCCTGATCTGAGTCCTGCGCAGTCCAAGGAAGTACAGGGCATCTTTGCAGAGCGTGTGCTCAAGATGGTTGAAGACTACGGCAAAGCACCCAACGCTAGTGAGATACGTGAGATCAAAGAGATGGTGTCGCAGGATTACCGCTTTGACGTTTTGCAACAGGCACAGATTCGTGCCGACAAGATGAAGCTCAAGATTCAGGATCAGTTTGCACAAGGCGGCTGGGGTGATGCGTTTAACGACTTCATTACCGATTTGGTTACTTTCCCCTGCGCCTTTATTAAAGGGCCAGTGGTACGCCGCCAGCGCGTGTTGGGTTGGAAGGTAGACGCTACAGGTCGCACTGTTGTTGAGCCTACTGAACGCCTTGGCCCTGAGTGCGAGCGAGTCGATCCGTTTTATATATACCCTGAACCGGGGATCAGCAACATCAACGAGGGCTACTTGTTTGAGTATCACCCTTTAAGTCGGATGCAGTTGTCTGATTTGATTGGTGTTCCGGGCTACGATGACGATGCTATACGTAAAGTGCTGGAAATCGGCAACGGCATGTCGTGGATTAACTTGGATGTAGAGTTACAGAAGAACGAGGAGGAGCGTAAGTTCTACTCGTACATGAAACCTACAACTGAGTTTGATGCACTAGAGTTTTGGGGCAAAGTCAGTGGCAAGATGCTTATCGAGTGGGGTCTGACTGAAGAAGACGTACCCGATAGCGCACGAGAGTACGATGCCAACGTCTGGATGGTGGGCAATATCGTTATCAAAGCCGTGCTGAACTACGACCCCTTAGGTGAGAAGCCGTACTGCAAGACTTCGTTTATCAAGTGCCCCGGTGCATTCTGGGGTAAGGGTATACCCGAGATTATTGAAGACCTGCAAAGCGTGTGTAACGCTGCCGCACGTGCGCTTGTCAACAACATGGGTATCAGTAGCGGCCCGCAGGTTGAAGTCAACGTGGAGCGCTTGCCGCCAAACGAAGACATCACCCAACTTGCGCCTTGGAAAATTTGGCAGACTATCAATGACCCTGTAGGGTCGAGCGCTCCCGCTATTCGGTTTACGCAGCCTGATTCCCGTGCCAGCGAACTCGTAGCTGTGTACGACAGATTTAGCCGTCTGGCTGATGATCACTCGGGCATTCCTGCCTATGTGTACGGTGACCTTAACGTGCAAGGCGCTGGGCGTACATCGTCCGGCCTGTCCATGTTGATGGGCGCTGCTGGTAAAGGTATCCGGCAAGTCGTGATGCACATTGACACCGATGTAGTCAAACCCATTGTTATGCGCCAGTTTGTGTATAACATGCGCTACGACGAAGATGAATCAATTAAAGGCGATGTTCAAGTTATTGCTAAGGGCGCAATTAATCTTGCGGTCAAAGAAACTGTTAACATTCGCCGTATCGAGTTCCTCAACGCAACCGCCAACCCCGTCGATCTTGAGATTCTCGGTAAGGATGGTAGGGCAGCGATTCTTCGTGAAATCGCTAAAGGGTTGCAGATGCCTGTGGATGAAGTTATTCCAACTCGGGAGAAGTCGGGCTATCAAGCTCAGATTCAAACTAGGGCAACAGCGGCTGCTGCACAACAGCAAGCGCAAGCTCCAGAATCTGGTGGAGAGAATCCTGATGGATCACCCAAAGGTGGAATGGAAGCCAACACAGTGCAGAATCGTGTGAGCGGGAGGGCAGCATGATCAAGCCTGAACCGCAAGTGATCAAGGCGTTAGCCTTGTTTGTTCGACAACACCCAGATTTTCTGGAGTGGCTTGAAGGATGGCGCTTGCGCGAGCTAGATCAGTTACCGAACGCAATCAACAACACCGCAGTGTTTCAGGGGCGCTGCCAAGTGTTGGGCGAGTTGACAAAGCTCGCCAAAGAATCCCCTGCGTTGGCGGCAAAGTTATGATGAAACTCGCCGTCTTTAATCACGCATACCGATAGGAGCGTTCAACATGGCAATACCAGAGCAAATTCGTAAGCAGACCGAGGCAGTTCAGCAGTTGTATCAACAACTCAACCCGGACGACAACACAGGCGAATCAACATCCGCCGATGGCACCGTCACGCCCGTTGAGAATAGAGATAACACGCCACTTGCCGACGCTAACTCTGCATCGAACAATGCTGCTCCATCATCCGCAAATGAGCATAAGTCGGATGATGACAACCTGCCTGAAGAAACCATTGTCCAGAAGTACAAAACACTTCAGGGTATGTACAACGCCGAAGTCCCCCGCCTGCATCAACAGAATCGGGAGATG